GTCGCGGTACTGCGCGACGTACTGTGGCGTGATGGTGTCGATGGCTACGGAGTCGAATACCCGGCGCAGCATCACGAGGCAGCCGAGGTTGTCTTGCTGCGTGCGCGGGGCCTTGCCGGGGATGACCTCGCGCTCGTACCGGTCGAATATGTGGTGCATCTGCCCCGTCTCGGCGGGGGCCTCGCGGCACTCCAGCTCGGCCCACTTGCGCTTGGCCTCGTTCAAGTCGTGCCCGAGCGGGATCTCGACCCGGCGCCCGCTTGCGTCGCGGCCGTTGTAGTAGAACGACTCCCACACCTTACCGCTTTTGAGCGTGCGCGCTCTGCGCAGCATCCGGGGTGGTAGGTCGCGGTGAGTTGATTTCGGGCGCATGGTCCACATAGCTTAGTCCAAAGCGGCGAAGTTTGGGCGGCTGGCCGGCAGCACACCGGCTGCTGTGGGCTGCACACCGGCGAGGCGCAGGCGCGCGGCCCAGCGGCCGACGACGGGGCGTCCTGCCGCGTTCACGACGTAGGGCCAGCCGTGGTCGGCGAGCCACGCGCGCTGGCTGCCGGCGGCCTTGTACCCCGTTATCTCGGCCAGCTCGTCGGCGGTCAGGAGTTCAGAGTCGAGCATTTGCCGTCAGTACTCGCAGTCCACGGCGAACTCATGCCCGCACGCAGGGCAGACAACCTGCATGCACGTGCTTCGCGCGGTGCGGCTTTCCCCCACGTCGAGCGACCGTCCGTGCCAGAAGTCCGCGTCGTCAAGCAAATTGACGTCCCCGCTGCAGCCGGGGCACTGGCAGTTCAGCTCGACCGTCCATGTTGCCGTTGTGCTGGTCATCTCGTCCTCTCATGGTTGCGCCGCATCACGGCAGTCTGTAGCGGTCGCGGCACGGGGCGCAGGCCCCGCCGACGAGCCGGGATGCCCACTCGCCGCACAAGTCGCAGTCGCCCGGCTCGCCGGGCTCGATGCGCGCGGCCTGATCGTGTGCGGTGCTTCCCTCCGGCGGTTTCGGGAGCGGCGTCCAGTGCGTGACGTCGTGCCACTCCCACTCTTGGCCTTCTTCCTCTGGATCGTCCCAGTACCTAAACGCGCTAAACGATTCCTCCCACGTTGGCGTCTCCCACCTCAACTCCCCGATACGGACCTTCCCACGCACGAAAACCAAAACAGGCTTTCCGGTTTTTGGCAGCTTATCGTCGGTGGCGGTCCATGTGGACGGCACATGCGCGTGCTCTTGCGCGCGGTCGATGGCGTCGGGCATCACAAGCCGCCCCGCTGCGCGTCCTCGAACTCGATCAGCAGATCGAGAAAATGGCGGGCCTTGTGCAAGTCCTCGACGCCGTTCTTGTTGCGCCACCGGCTTACGTACTTGATGACGCAACCCTCGAAATAGCCAATTCCGTTCGCGTGGATGTACTCGACCGGCTGAATAGCCATGTCCTTGTAGTGACTGCCGCCGACTTGCAGGTCGAGTGCAACCGGCGGGTACGCCTGGCGCTTGCTGGCCGGCCGTGCTGCCGCAGCGACGGTGTCGTCGATCGAGCTGAGGCTGATGTCGGGGAATCCCATGAGGGGCGCTTTCTGGTTCACTTGATTTCCTTTCGTTTTCGGGTTGCGTTTCCGGGGCGCTAGCGCCGGGCGATACTATCTACTGCCGCGACCACGGCGCACGCGACCGTCTGAAACCACGTGCGCTCCAGCGCCACGCCAAAGTCGCCCCCGACGAGGGATTGGTAAGCGAAGTTCGCTACGCCAAGGCCAAGTGCAGCAAGCAGCGCGGACGATGCAAAGGTCGTTTTCTGGTTCACTTGATTTCCTTTCGTTTCATGGCTTCGAGAAGCAGGTCTTGCACTTCGCGCTTTGATTCGCGACGGGCCATGACCAGCTCGTCCACCGTGCCGGCGGCGACGATGTGATGGAGGAACACCGGGCGGTTGTGCCCGGCCTGGGCCTGTCTCGTCGGGCCGATGCGCTCGACGATCTGCTGGTACTGCTCGAGATCCCACCAATGCCCGAAGAACACGAGGATGTTTCCCCCGTCCTGCAAGTTGAGGCCGTGCCCGGCGCTGCCGGGGTGTGCGAAAAGGACCGGGATCCTTCCCGCGTTCCAGTCCCGGATGGTCGCCGGGTCTTTGTCCAGCGGCCGGCCTTTCGGGAAGGCGCGCTGCAGGCGGGCGAGGTCGCTCTTGAAGTGGTACGCCAC